CAAGCCGTCTGGTTTTTTAGGTCCGTCACGCTCGAGAGCTTCCATAAAACCTTTATCGCCAGGCTTCTTGCCATGATTCATAACCTTTTTACCCATAGGAGTAAGGTTGCCTTTCTTATCATACATTTGATTTACGAGCTTTTTCTCAGCTGCTGTCAACTCGTTAACTTGTTCTTTACGTAATGCCTTAAATGTTTTCTTCGTAGCATTACGGTCCGCCATCTTTAAACCTTTTGAACGCTTATCCATAGTCTTCAATTCATCTGAAGTATCTGTAGATTTAAAACCATCTTTACTACGAAGCATTTTAGCACCTGCTGAATTTGCTGCACGATCCTTAGAATACTTTGCTTTATCACGATAGCTCTGCATCGCCTTAGGTGTATCAAGAACTTCATTCTTCATATTTTGAGAGGAAAGATATTCTTTCTTACTACACCAATTTCTTCCTGCCATATCATAAGCATCATACATGCAGCTTTCACTCTTGGGCTTACCAAACTCGTCGCCACAGTGCTTGCAACACATATCGTTCATGTCTTTTTCTTCTCTGACTGCCTTACGTGCTTTATTGAACATAGCATCGTCGCCGGTAATCATTCCCATTAGTTCACCAAGCATATCAAATAGGATCTTACGTTCTTTCTGCGGAACCGGTTTACCGTCCTTCATAAGTGTTAATGCTCGAACAATCTTGGTCATATCCTTCTTGTCCATTAACCCAAGTCTGACTAATTGCTTGACCTTCTCCATCTCCGGATCTTGAGCTTCTACAAGCTTTGCTCCTTCAGCAACTCTTTTAGCCTGCCAAGTAGCAATAGCCATTTTCTTTTTCATGTCCATACCTGGGTTATCCCTTTCCATTGCTTTGGCGATCTCTTCGCGTTTCTTTTTCTCGGCTGGGGTCAAAGTCTTTTCATCCATAGGCTTTTTCTCATAGGTTTGCAAACCCTTTTTATCAGTAGAAGCCATACGGTCTGCTTTATTAGACTGGGTGGTAGCAACGCGTTTCATAGCACCTTCTTTTTTAACAGGAACCATACGAATACCAACCTTACCATCAGGTTTAATATATTTTTCCGGTTTCTTATCAGCTGACTGTGTAGTCTTATCCCAGTTTTCTTTTATAGACTTTAGCTTTTTCATTTCTTTAACCTTGCCTTTTGTTTTGCCCATAGATCAGGATCGCCTTTTACTCTGGTTCTACCGCCAGTTATAAAGCTATTCACTCTAGCCATTCCCCATTGTTGAGGTGTAGTACCTGGCTTATGTCCAACTTTCCAAGCTGCTACGCCTCTGCTATAGACCTTTTTTAGGATACCTAATGAAAATCCTGATTTTTTAGCTTTAGCGGCAAGACCGGCATCTGCGCTTTCTAAAAATAATTGAAATGATTTCATTAATCGTCCCCGTACATTTGTTTAAATTTTTTCGTATACTGTGAGGGCTTAGTGCCTTTTGCTCTAGCCTTCTTATCACCTGGTGCATCTTTATATAGATCTGGATTACTGTGATCATCCCGCTTAGACATTTTCTTAAAGTGTGAGTCACGTGCTGCCTTTGTAGACTTAGCCTTTATTCCCATTTGAAATGTAGCAGGCTGTGAACCTCTACGGTCATCAATATCAGGATCTTGACGGACCTGAATCTTTTCCTTCATAGGATCTTGCTTTAAATATTTCTTACGAGAGATTGGTGGGCCACCATATTCGTTTACGGATTCACCTTTAGCTTTTTGGATAGCGTCTGGGGTCGGTGCACCCTTTTCGCCTTTCTTTCGCATCTTTTCGCCTCTACGGCGCTTTGCCCAGATATTTGCCCAAAGGCCTTCGGATTTTTCACCGGGTGTCATTTTCTTTGCTTTTTTCGTAGATTCAGGTGTACCCCATTCCGGCTGAACGGATTCCTGTAAGGATTCTCTAACTACGCCGTCATTGTCATCGTTTGGAAGATCCTGTACTTCCCAAGTTACTTTTTGGTTAGGATCAGATTTAGAAATATCATCGATCCAGCATCTCCAGGTCTCACCCTTTGATTCTACAATAACATAATTGGTACCAAGATGTTGAATGTTCCCGACAATGCCGTTCTTAGTCATTACGACCTGTTCACCTTTTTCGAATATATTATCTCGAATGTACGCCTCACGTAGATCCGATACGGGCTTTAACTGTACATGATTCTTGAACTTTTTAGCTTCTTTTAATCCCATAGACTTACGGATTGTATTAAACAAAGCCTTGGCATCAGGATTAGATACGGCTTTCGGTAATCCTTGTGAAAAGGATACAAAGTTATTATCCTTTGCAAATCCCCTCATCTTGGATGCTGACATACCTTCAACACCCTCCGCATCCGGATCTCTTTCGCCCGCGGAGACTACTTTAATTGATTTAAAGTTATAAAAGCCATGTGCGGCTTTTTTGCCGTTGTACTTATTTAAAAGTATATCAAACTCACGAATCCGATCTGATCCAACTACCATTACAAGATTAATAAATCCCTCGTTAAACAGTGCTGATGCAGCTGCCATGGGGTTATTAACCTTTTTATTTAACATAACGGATCTAGCATGCTTAGGAAATAGCTTCCTAGCAAACTTAATCTTCTCTTGATATTTTAAGGGATTCTTATTCTTATCCTGAGACTGGGATAGAAAGATTCTATATGGATTGGATCCAGCCTTCTGCGATAAAACATCGAGCAACTTACCATGGCCGATCGTCGGAGGATTCATTCTCCCGAACGTATAAAATACAGTCTTTTCTTCTTCTACTAAAAACTGTGAAAAACTATTAAACATATTAACCGCGCTTTTTACCCATTTCTGACCGTCTTAAAGTTGGCAATAGTTTCTTTGCCATTCGATTTACTCTACCTTTCATTTTATCCAGGCGAGACTCAATCTCTTTCTTTCTTGATGGGGTAAGGTCTCTTTTAGCAATACCTTGGGTTAGCTTTTTAGCCAGAGCCCTGCGAGCAGCCTTGCGGGCTCTTTTCGCTAAAACTTTAGAGCTAGCGATCTTTGCCCTTGCTTTCTTCTGACCTACTTTTAATCTCGATTGATACTTCTTCATGGTACGAGCTTTTTGACGACGTTGTGCCATTGAAAGAGCTTCGTCAACATTTACGGCTTTAATCTCATTGCCACAGCAATCACATTCTTTACCGACCTCGTCCATAGTATGTTTACCACCGCAATGCCCACAATCGCTACCACAGCCGCAACTTGCTTTCTGTGCAGCCTCGTTAGTGTTACCTGTCGGAGTATCCATTTTTCTTTTTTTGGCCTGGCGGTTGATTAACTCATCTTCGCCGGGCATATAATTTACTGGTGTAAAATCTTTAAAACTGACCTTTGCCATTTAGTTCCTCGTTGGTTTATCCCATCCTTTTAATATATCTGGTGAAAAGTTGTTGTATGAGAACTCCATACGATCAACAAGTTTCACCGCGTCACCACCTAATTTATCAATAGCTACATAGCCTTCGGCTCCTGTTACTTTAAATCCATTCTTACTCTTTACAAATGTTGAAATATTCTGTAAAGTATTAAGCTTATTTATAAGTTTTAATTTCACAAGAACAATCAATTTTTGTAGTTCAAACATCTTTTCTAGTGATTTTTTATTATTCTCTGAGAAAAAATCTAAGAGTTTAGCTAGTTTATCCTGTTGTGCCGCTTTACCCTTTTCACTTTTTCTTTTAGATATTTCCTTTGCATATTTCAGTCTGATCCACCGAATGAGCATTGATACGTGTCGTCTTGAATCCCCAGGGATTTGCCCTTTTCTAACGTATTTGTTATTGAATTGCTCAACGAGACGCGGTAGCTCTGAATGTGATTCAAGTTCTTTAAGGGTAGTCCCAGCAATTTGGTTAAATAGTTTTCCGATTTCTGAAAGATTCGCATTAACATAATCGGTATCTTTCTTACTCATTGTTGCTTTTGTTAAATCCCTTAGCATAGCATCCTGTGACCAAACGTTTTTACTTTTCTTTAGCGAGGAAACGTTGACTCCATAGTCTGCCCGATAGGTGGCAAAACCTCCACTTGGATTGGATGATCTATAAGTGGTATGCCAGACAATTCCGATTTTTGCGCTTCTGACCGCCACAGCAGCAGGGCTGCTAGCAGGTATAGCGTAGACGATAGTATTAGGGTGGAAAGTAATATAGTCCTCACCATTAATCCTTTTCTTTTTAATATCCCCGGGACCATAGAGAAAATCACCTTGTATAATACCTTTAATCCCTAACTCCGGTAAATGCTTTAATGCAAGCTTAAGCTTAACAGCCAGATCGCCGCTAGTATCAGCGTCCACATCAGAGTTAGACTTATAGACCTTAGGATCTTTATTGAAAATTCCCTTTTTAGCGACAAAGAATTTGCCATCACGTGGATCAGTGCCAGCAAAAATAGCAGGAGCGCCATCCCATTTAACAGATACGTTACCGTCATGTTCACCTCTCAGCATGTCTCTTAGACTACGTAAAGCTTCTATTGCCTGTCGTGTACCTTTTACACCGCCATAGATAACCTTATCCTCGATGTGGGTCATATGTGTGTTTTTAGATTCTGTTATAAAGTTTTTAAAATTTGTCATTTCATCGATACCTTCAGAAATACATTGTTTGAAACTATACATATTCTTTAATTTTTTTCTCAATAGCTGATATGATTTTATTATGTGTTTTACTTAAATATCTATCACTACGAAGACGTTTAATAGCAAGCGCAGTCTGTGCAGCATATTTCTTTTGAAAATCTGCAGGCCGTGTATCAATGTCTTGTACGTTTGCTAATCTATCTGCGAGTTTAATAACTAATGACCAACTTGACATTTTAGCCATCTTATTGGCAATATATTCACCTTTACCAATTGCATCAGATGCAGCTTTATTAGTTGTTAATTCCTGAACCATATCAGCTACAAGAGCACCAAACTGTTTAACCAAATCATCATATGTTGTATCAGTATCTTCAATAGTATCGTGTAGATAGGCTGCCTGTACTAACGCCGAAAGATTGTTTGATTTTTTAAACTTTTGTACGAACCGAGCAACTTCTTTTGGATGCTCAATATATTTACCACCGCTTTTACGTGTCTGTCCTGAATGGGCTTTAGTAGCAACCCGTAAAGCTTTAAGTGCACTTTCATTAAGTGTTTCTGTTTCTTCTGATATGTATTGCTTAAAGCTTTCCATCATTTCCTCACTAATACTATATCAAATGCTGCAGTAATTCTAGCATTGTTTGATCTCATTATTGCCCTCACATCTATGTCGCTTTTTTCAGGGATTCTAATTGGAACGGTAAACTGATATAGATATGGACCACCTATACCAGAGACTTCAAATGAATGTCCTACCCTGAATGTTTCCTGATTCCAGTATCTAACAAACATATCTACGTGAGCATCAGCATTAGCTTGAACAGTGCACACGCCCTGATGTAAATAAGCTGTGTGTTTAGCTGGTACAGTATATACCGACATTAAGGTTTGACCCTTACCAGCATTAATTCTGGCAATAGTTGTTCCGCC